CTCCCGTGACTTCATTTATCGCCGGTATGGTGGACCCTGTGTACCTCGCTGCTGATGCAGCATCATTCGGTGCTGCACGGTTCGTGACGGCTGGTAGGGCTGCTAAAGCTGTTGTAGGGGCCGCTGGCGCTGCTGGAGCTTCTCTGGCTATCTCTGGTGTAGCAAGTGAAGTACGCCCCATAGAGACGCAGGAAATCATCCTGGATGCCCTGTTTAACGCAGGGGCTACTGGCCTTGCTGTAGGTATCGGTGGGAAGCTCACAAAGGCTGACAAAGACTTCAATGGGGACCTATACCAGAGCACGCTGCAGAAGCCTGCTCCTGAAGGTATCCTAGGTAACATGGATAACTCAGCACGTGTCGCTGATGACCAAGCTCGTACGCTCTCCCAGAAGTTCGCTGACGGGATTGAATGGAGCATCCACAAGTCCCTCTCAAAGTACGATCCTGTGTTCGCTGATAAGCTCGTGAGTAATATGCGTTCTAAGGGTATCTCCGTAGAGGATGAAATCTTCGGTATTCGCCGTGAACTCAGCACAGCTCAGTTTGAGTTTGAGGACCTATTAAAGGACGCTTTGAATGATCGTGGTGCCGGTGTGTTCAATCGCATCTTCAAACGTAGCTCTACAAAGATTCAACGTGACCTTGAGAATGAGGTTGCTATGGAGATGTGGCGTAGGGAGGGTCTGGCTAACCGTGGATTGGACATCACTACTGATGGCGTGAATCCACAAGTAGCTAAGATTGCGGATGCACTCGATAAGGTGAATGCTCTCGCTGCTGACACTCTACGTAAGTCGGGTGTAGAAGGTGCAGAGAACATCGTGCCTCGCTCAGGCTGGTTCAGTCGCTCATGGGATGCCCGTGGCTACCATAACATCGTAGATGCTTTGATAAGTGCCGGTAGATCTGCTAAAGAAGCAGATCAGGCAGTTAAGAAGCTGGTTGCACGTGCTATTAAATCCGCTAATCCAGACATCCCAGATCAAGTGCTCAAGGATATATCTGCAAGCACTGTAGACCGTATGAAGCGGAAAGGTGCTAGTGAAGACCCATTGTTCTTTACACGGAAAGATACGAACGAGTACAAAGCTCTTAGAGATCGTTTGATTGAAGAGGGATTACCAGAAGAGAACGTACGCGGTATTTTAGATTACATGACAGGACGCAAGGCTGAGAAGGAGAAGGCATCCTTTCTGAAGCATCGTATGGACATGGACTACAGAGTTGGTATGGATGTGAATGGACAACTGTTCCGTGTAGTTGATATGCTCGACACAGGGATCACGACTATCACTGAGCGATACCTAGATGGTGTTGCGGGTAAGTCCGGTTTTGCTCGTGCAGGGTTCACCTCTGAGAAAGCAATTCAACAGATGCGGGACCAGTACATGCAATCCGTGCGTTCTAGCGGTGCATCTACGCACGACATCTCCCGACAAGAAGAACTCCTCGACAACATCATTCAGCACCTGCAAGGTAAACCAGCAGGTAAGGAAATGGATCAGATGGTTCGTCTAGGTCAATCCTGGGCTCGGTCTGTTGCTCTTAGTGCATCTGGTTTATGGCAGGTTACTGAATACGCCCCAGCTATGGCGCACTACGGTGCTCTTAAAGCTATGAAGTACGCTATGCAGGAACTGCCTATCGTTCGTAAACTCTTCGATGAGGTGAGCACAGATGTTGCTACTAGCACACGCCTGAAAGACATCCTAGCTCGAAGCGCATACCAAGACACACGTATCCGTCCGTTCATCCAAAGATTTGAAGATGGCTTCGCTATCCCTGAATCCGAGATGACGCTCATGAAGTTACAACAGGCTTCTCAGCTTGTTCCGTACTTCAATGGAATGAAGTACATCCAGCATCATCAATCGCGTACGGTTGCGAATCTCGTTATTGATAGAATGCAGCAAGCGGTGCAGGGTAATTCTAAGGCGATACAGATGCTTGAGAAGTACGGGCTAACGCAGGATATAATGGAGAGTTTACGAGCTGACATCACTCAGTTCGGACTCGATACTGCTAAGTGGTCTGACGGTACGTGGGAAGCTGCTCGTCCTGTATTCATCAAGATGATGGATGAAGGAGTGCTCAAAGCGCGCATTGGGGAAACCCCAGCGTTCGTCGCTTTCGACAATGTTGGTAAGTTCATCTTCAACTTCCGTAGTTTCACTCTCGCAGCACACAACAAAATCCTAGCAGGTACAGCAGGTAGGGATGGCTTCGGCCCACTGGCACTCATCATGATGTGGCAGTTCCCTATAGCTATGCTTGCTACTCAAGCTAACGAAGTATCAAAAGGCAAAGAACCGTTAGAGCTAAGTGCTCTAGCAACTAAGGCTGTAGGACAGGTGGGCTCTCTGGGGCTACTGTCCGAGGTAGCTAAGGTGTTCACAGGTGAATCCCGTCAATGGGGCAGTCCTGGCCTGATCGCTCTAGATCGTGGCATCAACTTCCTCGGCACAGGTGCAGCTGCACTTAAAGCTGAGATGAACGGAGATGATGCGAACTGGGGTAAGGTTGCTGCAGCTACGTTAGCGGTAACTCCTGTTGTTGGTATGGCTCCTCTAAGTGGAGCACTGCAAACTCTTTTGAAAACTCAGGAATAACAAATGGCATTTTACAGTACACAGCGTGTCACATCTGACGGCACGCTGGTACTGCTACCTATCAGCATTGAGTACTTTGATCGTTCTGAGATCACTGTGTTCTTTGATGACATTCTCGGTGAAGAGGGTGTCGCCTGGAATTGGGTGGGCAGTACCGACAAGACTATCTCCTTCCCTACGGCTGTAGGTGCAGGAATTGAAGTCAAGGTAGTCCGCACTACAGACATCTCGCTTATCCGGCATGTGTTTAGTGATGGTGCTGCTTTCCTTGACGAAACAATGGATGAGAACTTCCGGCAGATTCTACACATCGCGCAAGAAGCGCGAGAGCGTGCTAGTATCGCTGATATGTTCTCGAACCTGAACATGCATGGTTACAAGATTATTAACGTAGGTCTAGCTGTAGACCCGAATGACGTTATTAGTCTTGCACAGTACCAAGCTGATGCGGAAGGTGCATGGGCTGCTCGTAATCAAGCTGTAGCAGCTAAGGATGCTGCTGTAGCTGCTAAAGTAGCTGCAGAGCTTTCCGAAACTAATGCAGAGACTGCAGAGTTCAATGCAAAGACTGCTCAGGCAGCATCTGAAGCAGCACGTAATCTATCGCAGACGTACGCCAGTAACTCGTTGGCAAGTGCTAATGCGTCCCAAGCGTCTCACCTTGCTGCAGAGACTGCGGAGACAAATGCTGAGGTTGCCGAGCTAGGCGCAGAAGCAGCACGTGACCTTGCAGAGGACTGGGCTAATAAGACTACAGGAACTGTGGATGGAGTTGAATACTCTGCTAAGAAGTACGCTCAAGATGCAGCGGCTTCGGCAGCTAGTATTGATGTTTCTGGCTTTATACAAAAGTCCGCTAATCTAAGTGACCTCGCAAATGCGTCTACTGCTAGAACTAATCTAGGTGTCGCTATCGGCTCTGATGTTCAAGCGTACGATGCAGACTTAGCTGCTGTTGCAGGTTCTAATGCCGGTGCACAGTTAGCCTCATACGGACAATACGGTGTAGGTTTCAAAAACCGCATCATCAATGGTGCGATGATGATTGACCAGCGTAATGCTGGGGCGATTGTTACTCCTGCGAATGGCGTATATACAGTTGACCGCTGGTTGGCAGGTGTTGACCAGCCAAGCAAGTTCTCGGTTCAGCAAAGTGCTACCGCGCCGGCGGGTTTCATCAACTCTATGCTTTGCACTTCTTTGTCTGCGTATACGCCCGGAACAAATGAAGCGTTCCAGATGCGCCAAAACATCGAGGGCTTGAATGTTTCTGATTTGGCGTGGGGAACTGCAAACGCTGCAACAGTTACGTTGTCGTTCTGGGTTCGTTCAAGCCTTACTGGAACATTTGGCGGTTCTGTCAACAATAACGCTTATGACCGTTCGTATGTTTTCAGCTATACGATCAACTCCGCAAACACTTGGGAATATAAGACAGTCACTATCGCTGGCGACCAGACAGGAACATGGTTGACCACAAACGGAGTTGGTATTCGTCTTGGGTTTGGCCTTGGCGCTGCTTCTGGAAAGTCAACGACTGCTGGTTCATGGGGTGCTGGTTTTTACGCACAGCCAACTGGTTCAGTAGCAGTAGTCGGCACTAACGGAGCCACCTTCTATATCACCGGAGTTCAACTGGAAAAAGGCAGCACAGCCACCAGCTTTGACTACCGCCCATATGGTACGGAGTTGGCGTTGTGTCAGCGGTATTACTGGCAAACACAACAAGGCATCTACATGTGGGGAAACAACGTAACAAACGGACAGTTGTACCAGTTTGTTCCTTTCCCTGTGTTTATGCGTACAACACCAACAATTTCAAACAATTGGACTACGTCAACAACCATTGGCTCTATCCAAAGCTCAAGCGCTCATGGAATGAACTTGGGGCTTGCTGCAACAGTTGGTAGCAATTTCTCGGCTACCTACAACAGTGGTAATACTATTTCTGCGGAGCTGTGACATGATGTACAAACAAATCTTTTTGCCTTTTTCTACAACGATTAAGCAAGACATGGTTGTGCGAGTTTCAGACGGGGTATTTATCCCATTCGACCCCGCCAANNGCTGATGGCAACCTGATGACGGCTGAAGAAGCAAAAGCCTTTGTAGCTACGTTACCCTAAGGAACTCTAATGGCTAAAGCAGCTTCTATGACAGAGCTTGAGAAGCTGCACAGTTTGATTACGCAGTCGTTCACTAAGCGTATCGAAGAAGACATTCGTGACGGCATCCCTACGGATGCTGCCACGTTGTCCAGTGCAGTCAAGTTCTTAAAAGACAACGCAGTGACTGCTGATCCTGCAGATGCAGAAGACCTCACAGCTCTGCGCGATAAGTTGAAAGAACAAATCAGCAAGAACAAGGTTGGTAATGTAATCCAGCTCGCTACCGCTGATCTCCAGGAGGCCTCAGGCTAATGGACATTAAAGCAAGGTTCGCTCACGTTGCCCTGCTTGCAGAGCACTACGAGAACTTCGTGGACTTTGCTCGGGATGGTATGGCGTTCCTCGGATTCGACATCACATGGATGCAAGCAGACATTGCTGAGTTCATGCAAGATGGTCCGAGGCTTCGCATGGTGATGGCCCAGCGTGGTGAAGCTAAAAGTACCCTTGCCGCACTGTACGCTGTATGGTGTATAGTAAGACGCCCCAGTACCCGTGTACTGGTTGTGTCGGCAGGGGAGACACAGGCGAATGAGGTGAGCACTCTGATTGTGCGCCTCATTATGCAGTGGGACATTCTTGAATGCCTGCGCCCAGATA